CCTCTTTGCCAATTTTTATCCATATTTTTCTCCTTATATATTAATTATACTTAATTTTTATTAAAGTTTCTACCAAAATCGTGTTTTTTACTTTGATCCGACATAGTTTGCTTGGTAAGTGAAACTCCTGCACGTAATTCAGCTAATTCTTCGTTCTGTTCTAGCTTTTCATCGTGTTGATTGTCATTCATCATAGCTCTCATTGTATCTAAATCAAGTCTAGACTCATTATTTTCAGCTCTATCTTGATCTGCTTTAGCTTTTAAGTCTAATTCTCTTGATTTTAGTTTTAATAATGGATCTCCACCAACTTCACTACTAATTTTGTCTTCTTCTTTAGCATAGTCTAAAGTTAACTCTGCAATTAGGACTGCTTTTCTAGCTTCCATCATAGAAGTTAATTGTTTAACTCTTTGAGCCATTTGCATCGCTTGAGGATTCTGTTGCATCGCTTGAGGGTTCTGCATCATGGGTCCCATTTGTTGTTGAATCATTTGTAGTTCTTTTAACTCTTCAACATACTCTAATTGAATTTGTTCTTGAGCCATTAAACTAATATGTTCTAATATATTTTTCTGTAAAGCCATCATTGCCATTGGATTATTTTGTACCATAGAAATAGACATGAAACTTAAGTGAGCATCAATATGTGCTTTATGATCTTGACCAGGATACCCTTGAAAAGGTTTACTACTGATTGACATAATATGTTCTAAACTTGGATCCATTGGTGTTGGTTGAGATGGGGGAGGTAAAATTGCATTAATGTTTTTTACTCCAATTGCATCATACATAGATCTATAGGCTTGATATAAGTTATGTAGTTTAGGATTAGATTGCGCTAATTGTAATTGAGTTTGCGCCATTGAAATTCTTTGAGTTTGAGAAAAAATGTTAGGATCCGCAACAGGTAGAATATCTACATTGTCATCAAAATCTTTTACCTTAACACTTCTCGATGCTCCGGGAACATCATAAGGATACTCCGCAGGTAAATAACTTTTGAATACTTCTGCTAATAATTTAAATTCATTTTTTAAACCAACGTATAATCTTTTATGTATCGCTGACATTACCCGCGATCCACGTTCCAATAACGCTACCGTCGTACCCACTGCCGCGGCCTGATTCATATCACCCACTTGTGCATCTGCGATGCTCGCGAACCGTTGTGCGCCGGCAACTACTACTCCCATTAATTGAAGTAAAGTTTGGTCCGGTCCTTTAAAAGGTAATTGCATAAATTGATCTTTAATATTTCCACCAGGAACATCTACATCTCTAAATTCTCCAGGTTGTAAAGGTTGTGCATCATCTCTCATTCTAACACCTCTAGTTTTAAAACCAGCAGGTAGATTAGCTAAAGTTCCTGCGTCTAATAATTGTCTTAAGGCTACAGTTGCTGTTCTTGATAATCCACCAATCATGTGGATTAAACCTAAACCATAAAAGCCTAAACCAGGTAAAAATTTAAAGTGAACAAAATAATCTTTTTTCTTTTTCAAAGGATCTTGTTCGCCATAGTTTCTTCTTATGGCTAAAACTTTTGAGTTAGCTTCATCAATTGTAATTATGTAAGGTAACTTAATTCCAGTGGGCTCACCATCTTCAGGATTCACATCTTCGTGTCCTTCCAAATCTACATCAACATGCATTTCTAAAATAGTGAACATGTCTGCAGAACCATTCATTTGAATGCCTTCTAGTTCTCTTTCCTTTTCTTTTAATTTATCTTCTTGTACAGGAGGTTCTCCTAAATCTATATCTCTATAGAAACCATTAATTTGTTGTTTACGTAAATCATTTTGTGACATACGAATAACATGAATTACGGCTTCCGCATCTTCTAATGAGGTAGCAGAATACGGAACGACTAAATCTTCAGCCGGTATAAATTTAGATACTGCTCTACCTAATAAATCATCGTAGTAAACTTTTTTAAAAGTAGATCCAGATAGGGGTAAGTAAAATAACATTTGGTCAAATTCAGGTTCATACTCTTTCATCTGATCCATGATTTGATAATTCATAAAATCTTTAACTCTTTTAGATTGATCCTCTTTAGCAATACTAGTATCGCCCATAATTTGAGTTCTAACAGGACCATCCGCTGGTAATAATTCTTTATATGCTTGTGCTTGAAATTGAGTAACGGCTTCTGCAAGAACTGGGTGAGTAACACTAGATGCTCCTCTGAAGGGTTCTGTTTTAGTTACATATTTAAATCCTAAAAGATTTAAACCTTCTCTATAACTATCTGCCCATTCTTGTCTTGATTGTTTATAATTTTCATATTTTTCCATTAGGTCTGATGCTAAAGGATCTAATACTTTGTCTTCTAAAAAATCTGCTAAATTTTCAAAGTGGTCTTCACCGCCTTCTGGATTAACTGATGAGGGATCAAAATTAACGGTTGCTCCACCATCGTCATTCATTTCAATTTCAGGTTCTCCGTCTTTTTGCCTTTCAACAATCTCTTGTTGTTCTTCAACAATTACTTCTTCACCTGGAATTTCAATTTCTGTTTTTGTATTGGGTAATGATTTATCTATTGTAGCCATACACTATTCTATACCTTCTCTGTTATTGATTCAACACCTTCTTCGATGGAAGTGTTATCAGGTGTTTGTTTCACTGTCAAACTTTCAATTACTTCGTTGAGCATTGTGGGATCTTGTTTTTTAGGTTCTTCAATTGGCATTGGATTTTCATCTGCCCAATTTAATAATTCTTCTTGAGTTACTTTTTCATCATTTGCAGTGTTTACAAATGCACCTATTATTTCGTTATATTTAATATCCATTGTATCCCATGATGCCACCATTTCTTGCTAGCTCACCAGTAGACCTAGTTCCAATTGTATCAATTGCTTTATCTATTTGTTGTTGTTCAAATGGATTTAACACATCATATTCTTTTCCATATAATTGTTTACCTACTGCATTTTGAGAATAGTTTCCTGCAACTATATTATTTCCTGGAAGTTCGCTATTTGTTAGGTTTGCTAATCTATGCTCTGCTGGGTAATAGGCTACTTCACCATTATTAAAATCATCATATAAAAGATCTGGGTTCATAATTCCTTCATTTCTTTGAAGACCATATTCAGTTCCCGTGTTATAGTTTGAGGGTGGTGGTAATGAATTATTATACGCATTAGACATTACTTCCATTGCTGCGGTGTTAGTTTGTTTTTGATTTGGTAAACCGGAATACATTCCATAGTCTTGTCCTATTGCATTTTGATTCATTTTTCCTGTAGTAGCAAATTCATCTATATTTATATTTCTGTTATCTCCAAATTCATTAATTTGATTTGCAGATATATCTCTGTTACCCCCAAATTCATCCATATTAATATTTCTATTATCACCAAACTCATCTATTTGATCTGAAGTTATAGTTCTACCATCCCCAAATTCATTAATTTGGTCTGAAGTTATAGTCTGACCATTTGCCATTGTTACTTTTGCTGTTGGTTTGTCTTGAGTTCTATTAAATTTATCTCTAATATCTAAATTATTAAAAGCTGCTGATCCACCTAAAGGTAAATTATTAAAGTCTTCAGATATACTAGTACTTGTGTCATTATATCTTTTTCCTAAACCAAAACGTTGTCCAAGGTTTTTTATTAAACTTCCAAACAGTCCACCACTTTTAATCATATTCATAATTCCACTTTGTCCTGTATTTCTATAGGATTGATTAGCATATTTATTAATAGGATTTTGTCTGTAAGCTTTTGCTCCTGCTATTTCACCAGGACTTAAAAAAGTATTACTATCAAAAAAACCAGGGTTAACTCTTTGACCTGCTCCAGCATTTATTGCAGCATTTCTAAAATCTTGTTGTAGTTGTGGAGACATCCCTGCAGCTCTAAAATCTGCTCTATCTCTTTCAGTATTACCACCTGTTTCAGCAGCGCTTGCTGTTGCACCAGAAACGTTTTGACCAGAATCTGTTGATCCCCAACCATTTAAACTCATCACACCTTCAGGACCCCTATTGACAGATCCATTTAATGATTTGTGTAAATCTTTTTTAATTAATAAATCTTTTTCTTTTTGTGTAATATAAGCTAATTCTGTTGAAGGATGGTCTTCTGCCGATTGCCATTTTTGTGGAACGGTTACCATCTTTTGTTCACCTAAATGATTCTGTACTCCACCTTGCATTTCAAAATTCTTTTTAGATTGCATCATAGAGCCTACTCCACCACCGTTAGCATATCCTGTCATACCACCGTCAGCTTTTTTTGTCCATTTTTTATAACCTTGCCATTTTTTAGAAGCATCATAGTTTGGATCATTACCTTGTCTAATTTTTCCTGCATCTCGAAGACCTCTTTTTACATTACCTGTTATACTTACAGCGGGTCCTGTAGCATTTGGATCTGAAAAGTTTCCGCTTCCTCCACGTCCTCTACGAACTTCATCAAGAACTATTTCTTTTTTAGAACGAGAATCCACTTCAACTTCTTCGGTAATTTCTTCCCCATCATCTGCATCATTATTAAAAAGAGATGCCAGACCTTGTTCGGGCATTATCATTGCGAAAATTTTTTCAGCTTGTTCTGGATTATCTTCTATGTAGTCTTCAACTTTATTTGAAAGAGCTTTTGCACCTATAGCTGTTGAGACGGTACCTATTGCTATTCCTGCAAGTTCTGCGAAGGGAAGTAAGATTGAAAGTGCTATGGGCATATTTTTGTCCTTTAATAATAAGTTCTGTTATGTGGTATTGAAACTTCATCTTTTTCATCTTCAGGGTGACCTATAAAACCACCTTGTCGAAATCGCATTACCGCTTGTGTTGTGCTATCCACCAAATCATCATGATCTCCATAAGGAAATGATGCACACTCTTCAATCACCTCATCAGCGAATTTTTCATCAGGCGCCCAAATCTGTCCACTCTCAAAGAGAGGAGACACAGCGTTTACCCTAGCATGTTTATCATTACCTTTACTAGGAGTGAAGTTTATAACAGGTATCCCCATCTTTCGCAACTCATAAGTTAGTGGTAATCCAGATGCTTTAGCCTCAATGATAACCGTTTCAGGTTTCCAATAGTCATATTGTTCCTTGGCTTTTTTACGGAGTTCTGGAAATTCGAGTCTTTCCTTCACGGCATCCAATAAGATTAAATTTGGAGGAGCGTCTGGATTTTCATGAAATACACCCCAAGTTGTAATAGCAGAGTAATCGGCAGATTCTTTTTTTAGAAATGCAGTATCATAACTTTGAATAACATGTTCTAATTTTGGAATATAATCCCGGTCCCATTTCCGCCACCATTCTCTCTTGATTAATGAGCCTTCTTCAGATGTAGGATTTTGCATCCATTGTGCATTCCACTTACCAACTGATAATGAAGCTTTAACACCTTCTAATTCTTCTAGTTTCCAATACTCCGGCCAAACAGCTTTACCCGATGGTAGTATCGCTGGAAATTCTATAAGCTCCCATTTATCAGATTTTAATTCTTTTTGATGTTTTAATAACATCCCTGTTAGATCTTTCATATTCCACCGAGTCATAACCAAGACGATAGCTCCACCAGGTTGTAGTCTTTGTCTTGGACCTGAAGTGTACCATTCATAAGCACGTTCCATGGAAGACATATTCAACGCATCTTGCTCCGAGTGGGGATCATCAATAATCAATAAATCCGCACCACGGCCCGTGATCGCTGATCCAACACCCGCTGCGTAATATTCTCCACCTTGTGCCGTCTCCCACTTTCCAGCGGCCTGACTATCCTCTCGGAGTCTGGTCTCGAACACTTGTTTATATTCTGGAGAGTCCATCAAGGTTTTAGCCTTACGACCAAATCTTATTGCAAGTTCAGTGGTGTGCGTGGATTGTATAATTTTTAAATTAGGTCTTCGTCCCACCATCCAGGCAGGAAGTAAGAAAGATGCAAACTCTGATTTAGTATGCCTAGGAGGCATGTTGATAATTAGTCTTTTTATTTTACCATTTGCAATATCGTTAAATTTTGATGCTATTTCTTTGTGATGTCTACCTTCAATAAATTCTGGCCAAACATGTTTTACAAAAGTTAAGAAGTCATCGTGGACTTTGGTCTTCTGTTTTTTTTCAGATAATTTTATTGCATACTTTAAGAATTGTTTCTTAACGTCCGGGGGTAATCTATTTAACTTCTCCTCATCCATATATTTTTTTGTAATATTTTTTTGTAATATTTTTTAACACCTTTTTATTCTCATTTGTATTTTATAGCATGTCTTTGTCTAAAACCAACACTAAAGATAAAACTAAAAATACACCGGCCTAGAAAGGGGTGTGGGGGGTTGTTATATGATAGTTATACCTCAATCGTTAGGGACCCCTCGACCTTGTTGATGTGTGTGTGTTGGTGGGTGGGCCCAGAGTTCACGAGCAACCTGCGACAAATTGTCGCACCACTATATGTAGTAGCGAAGATGTCGCATCGACACAAGATATGGGTATGCATTTTCGGAGTGTAGTAAAGATGTAACACCGTGATAAATATGTGACACCTGTAAATAAAGTGGGAAAATCTATTAATATTCCTTTACCCTTACAAGGGCAACTGATACAGATAAGGGTATGAAAACAAAAAAAATAAAAAACTTTAAGATGAATGACAATACTTATTCGTTAAGAAGAAAAGTTATTGATCTTATTTATGAAGCTAAAAGAGGTGGAGTAAACTTACCACGTATCGAGGTTCGTGTTGGTGAGCAGTCTTCAGCTAAACATAAAAATGTTTTAGGATGTGCGAAGATGAGTAATAATCAAATGTGGATTACAAAAGACGCAATTGATTTAGGTTCGGACATTTTAAGAAATATTGTATTCCACGAAATTGCTCACGCAGTTTACGGAACTCAACACGATGAGAGTTGCCCGTTGATGTGTTCAGCATTGGATGAAGATGCAGTATTAAATAAAGAAGATTGCTTAAAGCATCTTCTTAAATATCAACAATAGGAGAGAATATGAAAAAAGAAGATACAAGAACAATAAGAGTAGGAAGTTCATTCGGTACAAAAAATGTTTATTTAACAAAAGAACAATTTGTTGAGAGATGGACGAGCCCCGCTCTAACTGTCTGGACTTTCTTTCTAGATCATGCCGATAGTGATGACGCAGGCTACGGACAAGATGTTTATAACAAAGTTAGAGAAAAATCAGCTGAAGTTTTTGAAAGATTCTATGCTGATGAACAAGAGGAAGCTTCAGAAAATATGGCGACGGCTTCAGAACACATGGCGAGAAACGACTAGACCGAAACGCCCTTCGGGGCGTCCACTGTTAATGACAGTGCTGATGATGGTCAGAAATAAAATAGGAGAAAACATGGAAAAATGTGGAAACTGTAATTCTACCAATCTAGAATATTTGCCAGATGTTGACGGTGCTAGTTGGGTTAGACATACATACAAACAAAAAAACGGAAAGTGGGTTATTTCGGTGACGGGAAATTTATCTTCTGGAAAAAATGAAGGCACAGACAATGTAAGTAAAATTGATACAAGAGATATTTATTTCAATGATGGTATGTCTTTTTTTTACTGTATGGATTGTACTTGCGAAATGCACGGAAGGGATTTGAAATAATGGAACTAATCGTAGAAAAAAAGAACGTATTCGGGGTAGATAGAGTCTACCCCAAATGCAATAAGGCTCTTTTATTATTAAAGCTAATGCCGAAAGATCAGAAAACTTTTACAGATCACGACATTAAAATATTAAAAGAATTAAATTATAAACTAACAACAGAAAGCGAGGCAGTATGAGAAATAGTTATCAAGGGTATTGGTTCAGTTGTGAGCCAACTTACAGCGATAGTATCGGTTCAGTTAAATGGGTTTTACTGTTAGAAAGTAAAGCCGATCACAAAGTTCACTCGGTTGGTTTGGATAGCCGTATGACCTTTGGAGAAGCTACAGACATGGCTTACAAAGAAATAGAAGATCTAGTTGATTTGGAGGCAAAAAAATAATGAGTAATGAAACTTTAACATTTGTAATCGATAAGAAAAAAATAGAAGCTGACCACCAATACGCTGATGATACGGGTAAGGCTTTTAAAGACCAAGAGGAAGGCGCTGACCAATTAAAAGCCTTCATAAGAGATGAAGTAGTATTTCAAAAGAAAACTGAAGGGTTCATTCCTTACAATAATTTTGAAAGTTCTGTAAGTTGGAAAGTAATTAGCTAACCAACTCACCCCGCTCCAAGTATCTCGGAGCGGGGTTTTCTTTTAATTAAAATCTACATTAGAATTATTCTAAACTACATTTTTATTTTTTTTATAGGAGGGTGGGCCCAGAGGTCACAAGCATTGAATAGGGAGGGTGGGCCCAAAGGTCACAAGCTACGGTGCGACATATTGCGCATGGGATAATATAATATATATATTGAATTACATAGTGTGCCATGTATTGTCAATGCATGACAGATGAAAAAACAATAATAGTTAAAAGAAAATCAAATTGGGGTAATGAATATGTTTATCCCGTTTGCGATAAAGCAATTCTATTTGCTAACATAAGCGGTAGAGTGACCTTGTTGCCAGGTGTTATTGATTGTATCAAAGCCCTAGGCTACAAATTAAAACAACCTAGCGAGGAGATATAATATGCAACTACTGACAAAAGCACAAAAAGAAAAACTTGTAAAAAATCATGAACACCACAAAAAATACTGGAATGATGAACACCCGCAATACAAAGAATTTAAAGCGGTGGTAAAATTATTCAATCCAACGGGCCGTGGTACGTGGTACTTGTCCGAGCTTGACCCTAACACCAATATAGCATTTGGCTTATGTGATGTGGGTGACGCTGAATTAGGTTATGTTAGCCTAGATGAATTAGCGTCAATGCGGGTTAGTATGGGGCTAGGTATTGAGCGTGATAGATGGTTTACGCCTAAATCATTTGAAGAACTACAGGCCTAATTAAATTAACCCCGCTTTGATAATCTCGGAGTGGGGTTTTTCTTTGCCTTTTTTTTAAGTTAGAATGATTCTAAACTACATTTTAATTTTGTACAGGGAGGGTGGGCCCAGAGTCCACAAGCAATGGTACATGGAACGGGGAGGGTGGGCCCAAGGGCCACAAGCCGTGTTAGAGTGTCGCACCACTACATGTAGTTTGAAATTAATTTAGTTTTGTAATAATATATTTATATGTTTAAAAAAATAAAAGTTTGTTTTGAGGGTAACGACGGAGAGTTTACAGTCGCTCAAATCAAAAAGAAAATATCTGATCGTGATAATTTTTGGGCAACCAAAGATTTCATCGACGGTAATGACGGCCTGCCAATGCCTTTATGGATATGGCTCGAGCAACTTGCGGAAGAGCAAGAGGGTTTTTATTACGCTAACAAGCAAGCTAACCGCGATTATTGGGCGCAAGAAGATCGTATTTCGGACGATCCCGAAATTAGACCTAGTCAAGTGGATCCGATTGATCATTTAGAAAAAAGAATACTTCTTGATCGAGAGATGGACAACACCTAAATGTTGTCTGTGGTGGGTAATACCCTTAATGGTGTTGAGTGGTTCACGATACACACCGCCACAAAAAGATTTCTATCTATTTCAAAACTATAAAATCACAAGCGGGGAGAGTTGAACGTTGGCCTGGAGGTCACAAGCACACAACGGCCCTTTATTTTTTTTTACCTGGGAGGGTGGGCCCAGAGGTCACAAGCAGGGTGCGACAATTTGTCGCGCGTCATTATACCGCATTGACACAAGATATAGCGGTGCGCGGTTATACCGCATTGACACACGAACCACGGGGCGCGGGTCTCGGTTTGATTAACTGATTAAAATTTTTTGTATTTGTGGCCAGTTGTCCACGGCCAGCGGGGCGGTGGCGCGCGGGTCAAGGGTTAAGCCCTCGATACTTTTTGAACTATAAAGTTTTACCGTTGACCGTGAACCGCTTGCGGTTTGAACTAGAATATAATTACGTTTGCTTCTGGTGGTGTGGAATAGTATCTGGTGGGGGCTAAATTTAATCTTATTGCCCGTCTGTATTTTAAGCTCTAATAAAGAAAAACCGTTGAGCTGATTATACAATAGTAAATCACTAACACCTGGAGCCGAATATAATTCAAGCCGTGTAATCAGTATTTCGGGACAGTTTTTTTTGAATAAGTGGTATAATTTTTGCTCGGGTTTCATCGTACAGTTGTACACGACAAAACCCTTTATTGTCAAATTTACGCGACTTTTTTATCTGATGTTAACGGCCTATTTGTATATTTAAAAGCGTCTTCAATATTAATTAAAATATTGAATTCAATAGCTTTATTGCTTTCTAACATTTTTAAAGCTATCATATAGTCCATAGCTTCATTTAATGTTTTAGCGGTTTTTTGAAAACTTAAATTATCTTCTATACCGTCAAATTTATGTCTTCGTATTATTGTATATTCCATATTGTCCTATTGTTATATTATTAATTATATAAATCACTATCTGGATTCATTATTTTTTCTAACTCTTCGGCCATGTCCCCGCCGTCGTCCAGGTCGTCAAGACTTAAGCCTATAGACCCCGCAATTTTTGCGCCTTCTTTAGCTTCGGGCGTCCAACTTTCTGGAGGCGCAATTTCTTTATTTATTTTTTGTATTAGTTTATTTAGTTTCATTTTACACCTTTATATTAATTGTTATTATGGGACAATATAGCATTATATTTAAATACAAGTCAATAAAAATAAAAGAATTTAAACGCTTGACTTATCTTTAATATGGGAATATCTAACATAGATATGACAATAAGAAGTAAAAAAAATAATCTTTTTAATTATTTTGCCCATGATCATAAAGATTTAAGCAAGCAATATATTAAAGATTGTGAAGTTTTTTTTAAATCAATTAAAAAAGTTGACAGTAAAAAAAGTGATAA